AATAGGTGGTTCTTCTACTTATAGATTAGGTATGTATACATCTGCTGAAGGTGCTGTTATTGAAAATAAAAATGGTGATGATGGTATTCAGTTTAGAGTAAAAACTGCTGGTGAAGCTATGAGAATAGATGGTGGAACTGGTGCTGTTATTGTTGGTGGTACAGCAGCTCTTGGTTCAGCTACATTTACAGTAGATAGTGACAGTGCTGCTATTGCTGTTTTTGATGGTTCTTCAGCAAGTGGTGGCTACTTACAATTTAGAAATAATAATACAGCAAAAGGTGTATTAGGTTTTGGTTCTAATGCAGGTGCTTCATCTACTGATGCTATGATTCTTGGTTCAACATCAGGAAATTTAGAGTTCCATGAAAATGGTTCAGAAAAAATGCGAATTGTTAATGGAAAACTTTTACTTGGAACTACAAGCAGTCTTGCACCTACTGGCACAATTGTTCCTCTTGGATATAGAGGTCGTGAGGGAACTGGTGGAACAGAAAGAAATAACTTTAATATTGCTTGGACAGGAAGCGTTGCAAATCTTTGGATTGATACAACTAATTTAGGAGCTATAAGCACAAGTTCAGATTATAGGATTAAACGCAATGTTGAAACACAAACTGATAATGCATTATCTAAAGTAATGAAAATTAGACCAGTTACTTATCAGATGAATAATTATGAAGAATTATTTAAAATTGAAGATGGCGATAAAATAAGAGAAGGATTTATTGCACATGAACTTGCCGAAATTATACCTAGTGCTGTTGAGGGTGAAAAAGATGACCCCAATCAAATACAGTCTCTTAAATTAGACGCTTTAGTTTCTGTCTTGACTAAAGCTATGCAAGAACAACAAGAACAAATAGAAGAACTTAAAAAAGAAATACAAAACTTAAAAGGATAATAATATGGATTTTATATTAGAAGTAATAACAAAAATAACTTATATAGTAACAACAGCATCAATCATAGCTGCTTGTACGCCTAATAAAATTGATGATGGCTGGATTAATAAACTCTTTAGCTATATCGATATATTAGCTTTGAATTTTAAAATTAAAATTACTAAAAGAGGAGAATAAAAATGGCAAATACATATACATGGGATTGTAAAACAGTTGATGTTTATCCTGAATATGACAGCAATAGTGATGTTGTATATAACGTACACTGGAAACTAAGTGCAGAAAGTGACCAACAAGATGCTGAAGGCAATAATTACAAAGCTGTACTTTATAGCACACAACAATTATCAGTAGATGATATTGGTTCTTTTATACCATTTGAAAATCTTACTAATGAAATAGTAACTGGCTGGACTACATCTGCTTTAGGTGAAGATGAGATTGAAGATTATAAAGAAAATTTAGATACGCAAATAGAAAATCAAATTAATCCAATTTCAGTCAATAAAACATTAGATTCTTAGTATATAATTTAATTTTAATAAACTTATAGGAGAGTTAAATGAGTAAAGAAGAAAATAAGATGGAAAACCAAGAACCAGTAATCATTACATTTAATGGCACTGAATACAGAGCTGCTGATATGAATGAAGAGCAAATGGCTTTAGCTGCTAAGTTAAATATTGCTGGTAAAAAACTAGCTAGACTTCAAGAATACTATGATGATTATGTCATTACAGATGAATATAAGAATCTATGTATTCAATCATTTGATAGAGCTATCAATGCTACAAATGAAGAGGTTGAGGTAGTAGAGGAAGAATAATGCCTAGAAAGACCGCCAATGATGTACATTCAGATTTAAGAGTTCATGAAAAAATGTGCGAAGAAAGGTGGAAAACTATTTATAGAAAAACTGATGATCTACAAGCATCAATAAATAGTATGAGACTTTGGCTTCTAGGCGGTCTTACAACAATAGTTGCATCCTTGATTACCATCATAGTTAGAGGATTAATCTAACAAACATTAATTTATGATAGATAAACTTATCGAACCAGTCAGCAATATTTTAGATAAATTTGTTGCTGATAAAGATTTAAAAACAAAACTATCTCATGAACTTGAGAAAGAAATAATATCGCTTAACAAAGCACAATTAGAAGTAAATAAAGTTGAAGCAAAACACAATAATATATTTGTCTCAGGCTGGCGCCCATTTATTGGTTGGTGTTGCGGTTTATCACTCGCTTATCATTTTATATTAGAACCTGTAATACAATATATTCTTATAGTTAATGGGATTCAATTTGAAACGCCTGAGTTTGATTTTAGTCAACTATCTACAATCGTTATGGCTATGCTTGGCATGTCAACATTACGGACTTACGAAAAAACCAAAAAATAATATGCTAGACAATGTAAAACAAATGTTGCTCAAACATGAGGGCATGAGAACTTTTCCTTATAAATGTTCTGAGAATAAACTTACTATCGGAATTGGTAGGAACTTAGAAGCTAATGGTATAACAGAAGATGAAGCTCTATATCTTTTAGAGAATGATATCAAAAGAGTGACAGCCAACTTAGATAAGATGTGGGGTGTATGGAGAACATTTCCTGAGAAAGCACAACTTGTTTGCGTAGATATGACATTCCAAATGGGTATAACAGGTTTTATGAATTTTAGACAAACAAGAGCATTGATGGAGATGGGTTGTTGGTTAGAAGCAAGCGAAGAGGTATTAAGAAGCAAATATGCAACCCAAACCCCAAATAGAGCAGCTTATAATTCAAGGCAACTAGCCTTATGTCAAAATGCCAAGAAAAACATCAGACCAACATCAAAATAATTCAAGACTTGGTGCTTTGGGTGAATCCTTGGTACAAACCTTTCTGCTTGAATACGCTGACTTTTGTTTCCCAACCCAAGAAAAACATCCTGCTGATTTAATGGTTGAATTTGGTTCAGCTAAATATACAGTGCAAGTAAAAAGCAGAAGGGCAACTAAAGAAAAGAAGTTTGTGTTTGCTGCTGAGAACTCAAGATCACAATCTGAAACCTATAAACAATATACTTGCGACATTCTAGCTTTTGTATTTTTTGATGATGAGCAAAAGAGAATCATGTTTAAACCAAATACATCATCACAAAATTATTATACCTTTGACAAAAAGGCTATCACTGAAACTATGGAGCTAGATTCTCTGCAAGAAACTCTTGCTACTCTAAGTTCAGTTCCTGTTCTAAATCCTATAATTTAATTTCTATATATTTATTTACATATTTGTATTTATATGTATATAATACTTTATGTTAATTAAAAATAAGGAGTTAAATAACATGACAATAAGAAAAGAAAAAACTGGTGGTTTTGAACTTCAAGATTCTAAATGCCCTAAGTGTCAAGCTCCCACGCTTGACCAAACTTCCAATCGTGAGGATTGTGTGAACTGTGGCTACTGGCTTGTCTACGCTACTGGCGAAGGTTGGGGTGGCTATCGTGAAGAAAGAATTGAAGAGGTGGTAGCATAATGTCAGCAACTAGATACACACTACAAGTTCAACTACCCAGTATAGGCTGGGTGGTTGCTATCAAGACTAGCGACTTATTCTACATGGCTAGTAAGAGAGCTAGATTAATTAAAGAAGGACATAAAGTTAAATTAACTAAGGAGAGTAAATAATGGATATTCAAATATTATTAATATTAGCTTTTATGGCAGTTTGTTTATATGCTGTAGCATTAATTATTAAAGATAAGGATGGTAAATAATGGATATACATTTAAATGAAGTTGGAACTACTAAACCGTTAATTTTACCTAAAAGATCGATAAGAGGTTATTACAAAGATTTTTTAACTGGTGAAACTAAAGTGCAAACTGAGAATAGAGAATATGTAGTTAGAGATTCTTTATATGAAATAGGTTATTTGATGGGAGTGAATCAATGAAAATAGAATCACTAAAGAACTTTGCATCAGAGCAAAGAGGACAAGCACTTATATATAAAGATATACCTAATGAGGATTACCATGCTGGCGTAGGAATTAGCAGTAGTTATATTAGAAGATTTGGTCAGTCTCAGCTTCATGCAATAGAACATAAACAAGAAAGCTCACCCAATCTTAAATTTGGTACTGCATCTCATGCTTTACTTGTAGAGGGTCAGGAAGCATTTGATAAAGAGGTTAGGGTCATTACAGGCTCACCTTATACAAAAGCCTATAAAGAAGAGAAGGCTGAGTATGAGGAGCAAGGATTCATTGTTCTTAAAGAATCAGAAGCAGAGATAATACATGCCATGAAGGACAGCATGGTGTATGAAGGTAATGCTTATCTTAATGCTAAAGGCAAGATAGCAGAAGCAAGTATCTACTGGTATGAAGATGGTGTTCTTTGTAAGTGTAGACCTGATTTAATCTGTCCGCCCTTAAATGAACCTAACTCAGATAACAAGATAGTTATAGTGGATTATAAAACTACTGTATCTTGCGAACCTTTTGCTTTTAACAAGTCAGTTAAGAAGTATGGCTATGACATGCAAGCTGCTTGGTATAGAAGAGGGTTATTGATGGCTGGCTATGATGTAGAGGACTTTATGTTTATAGCTCAAGAGAAAGTACATCCTTATGCTTCTAAAGTATTTAGGATAACAAAAGAACAAATAGATTTTGGCTGGACAATGATGGAGAACTATTTAGGAGAGTATAAGGAATACCAAAAAGGTAAACCTCTTACTATCTACAATAGTCCTAATGTTGTTGATTTGGTTTTATAAGAAGGGCAAATAGATATATGAGAGTATTTAGATTTATGGAGAGTTTATCCTTTGCCCTTGAACCTAGTATAAGGGTTTTTGGAAGAGTAGGTAATAAAGTTCTAGCTTTATTATCAAATAAATATTAATATAAAAAGTGGAGAGTCATTATGGACGAAAAAACAAAAAAGGCACTTTGGATTCCTGAAGAATTACATAAGGATATCAAAGTATTTGCAATAACAAATAACATGAATATTGAATCAGCTACTCAGCTATTGCTGAAACTTGGCATGGTTTCCTATAAAGAGAATAACCATGGGTCAAAATAAAGCAGCAGTAGACAAGCGTAGAGAAGAGTTAGAAGCTGAGAGATTAGATAAGTCAATCAAGATGTATTACTTCCAGAAAGGAGCTGGAGAACACTATAGAGAAATACAATATCAAAGTGGAAGAGTTGTAAGGACTGATTTCAATGATTGAGTGGATTCTATATTTTATTGTAGCGATATTTGGTTTGGTAGCAATAGGTGCAATCATTAGTGTTATAGCAGCAATATATATTTTAAATGAGTTAGATTAATGGTAAACAGCAGAAATAAAGGTGCAGCATTTGAGAGGGTCATAGTCAATAAGATTAATTCTATTCTTGAATCTAAAGGATTAAATACTAAGGTTAAAAGAAATCTTGACCAGTATCAAACAAAAGGCATGGCTGACATTTATTGGGATAAGTTTGCTATTGAATGTAAAAGATATAAGGCTGGTGGTAAAAAGACCATGTATAAGAATGAGTGGTGGCAACAGGCGGTAGAGAGTGCTGGAGATAATTTAATACCTTTGCTAATTTTTAAATATGATAGAAGAGAACCTATGTGTGTGATTCCTCTTTACTTGGTTACAAGTGTTGAGACTGCAAATTGGCAATGCACATACTTATGTCCACTATCAGAAATATGTGAAAGGTTAGATGAAATCTTACAAAAGGCTGATGGATTTAAACAGTTATCTACTTGAAGAAGATTTTGAAGAGTTTTGTAGGAAATCCTATGAAAGAATCTCATTGGCTTGCGAAGTATTTGGCATAGTTAATGATGAGGATTATTACAGTTTTAAGGAAAGGTGTTATACCCAACTTGAAGCTGATTACTTAAACAGTATTGATAGAACAATACATTAATGGAGAAAAAATATGGTAGACATATTAGGTGGAATGAGTAATTCCAACAGTGAGAGTCAGCAAGTTTATCTTGCTTTTAAAACATCACATCAGCAATTTTTTGCTAATGGTGAAACGCCAGTAGAATTTCAATATCTACAGCTTGACCCTTCAACATTCAAATCAGGATGGGGAAGATATACAAAAGCTGAAGGTTTTGAATATTCTTGGGATGATAAATTTGGTGTAGTAGCACCTAAACCAGCAGATGACTATAAAAGAGCATTTAGTGCTTGGGTATTTCCGCAAGGAGCACAACATGCTTACTTATGGCAAAGATTCACTTATGCTGAGTCAAGTGCATTTAATAGTTTGTTAGCTACATTTTGGAATCAAATGGATGCTAGTTCTGCAAGTTTGCCTGTAGTTAAATATGAAGGCTCTAAACCTATTCAAGTAGGCATGGGTAATTCTTCAGAGCTATCATTTAGCTTTGCTAAATTTGCACCTAGAGCTGCTGAGTTTGTAATACCTAGTTGGTATTTAGAACAAGAAGCACCAGTAGAGGACACATTTAAGAGTCCTAATGATGGTCTTAGCGATAAAGTAGCTGAGATGGTTAATCAGAATGAACTATCAGATGATGATATACCATTCTGATGCAATCAGTTGATTGGCAAAGAATAGCTCCTGAAGTTGCAAAGCAATTATTAGGTGAACCTAGTTCCAAGAAGTCACATGAGTGGCGATATGGAACTCATGGTTCTCTAGTAGTTAATATTGATGCAGGAACTTGGTGGGATTTTGAAAACGATTTAGGTGGTGGATTAATAGATTTAATTAAACACATGAATCAAGATGTCAATACAGTTTTAAAACAGTTTGGTTATGACTTAGCATTACATTCTAATGACTCCTTATTAAGTGGCTTTAACCCCCCTAAAAGTAAAGCCACAAGTAATGCTAGGTCATTCTCTAGGGAACAAATGATTGACCTTTACAAGCAAGCTATTGTGAAGGTCAAGTATGCTGATAACTTTATGGTTTTAAGATTTCCTGAAGGACATTTTATCAAGCAAAAATACGCACCATTTACCCTTAATCCTGACAGCAGTTGGTCTATGAAGCGACCTGATTGCTTACTACCTATTTATCATACTAATAAGTACCCTGATAAGCCTATTATCATAAATGAGGGTGAGAAGGCTCTAAGAGGATGTGAAAGCATTTGGGATTATGATTCATGCACTTGGCATGGTGGAGTTAATAGTTGGGAAAAAGCAGATTGGAGTCCTATATTTGGCAGAGATGTTTGGGTATTTCCTGATAACGATGAAGCAGGGATTAAGTGTGCTAATGAAATAGCAAGCATGTTAAAGCAGAATGGATGTAGGGTTAAGGTAGCTCAACCCCCTGAATCATTTAATGAAAAAGATGATTTATATGATGCCTATGAAAGAGGTGATTTTAAAGATTCAAAAGAATTAGAAGATTACATAACTAATCTTGAGGTAGTTAGACCAAAAGGTGCTTTATATTTTCAAACAGTCAATGAGATTATGGAAAAAATGACTGAGCCTGATTGGTTAGTAGATAGGTGTATTGAAAGAGCTACAGTTACAAGTATATTTGGAGCACCCAAGAGTGGTAAGTCATTTATAGCTATTGCTATGGCTTGTTCTATTGCTTCAGGTAAAGATTTTTATGGATTTGATACTAAACCATCTACAGTGCTTTATTTAGCTGGAGAAGGTCATACTGCTGTTGCAAGGCGTATAAAATCCTATGAGCAGTTTTATGGTAGAAGTTTAGAGAAAGCACCATTGTTGATATCTAACAGGGGTTCAAGAATAGGTGATGATTCTGAGTT